ACTGTGGATGTATAGGTCAACATGCAGCCTCTTATGTTAATGGAGCTGTATTTTGGATGGGAACACAAGGAGGGTTTTTTGCATACGACGGAACAGTTAAATCTTTACCATCTCTTGTTGAAGATTTTGTTTTTACAACTGATGGAACTAACTTAGGATTAAATTTTGGTTCTAGTGATGTTGTATTTTCTGGATCAAATAATCTGTATACAGAGGTTAATTGGTTTTATCCAAAAAATGGATCTGATCAAATTGATAGATGTGTAACTTATAATTATTCAGAAAATTGTTGGACTACTTCTTCTTTAGATAGAACGACTTATCAAGATCAAGGGGTATTTGAAGTGCCTTATGCAACTGATTATGGAGACTCTTTGACCCCTGTTTTTCCAGAAATATTGGGGATAACTAATAAATATGGGGCTAGTATTTATTATGCTCATGAAGTAGGAAACGACCAAGTTAATAGCGCGGGCACCACCGCCATACCTGCATTTATTAGATCTGGAGATTATGACATAACTTCTAGACGTAGTGCTTTAGGTCAAGCAACGGGTGTGGTTGATTACAGAGGAGATGGAGAGTTTATTATGTCTGTAAAAAGATTTATCCCTGATTTTAAATATCAAGAAGGCAGTGCTAAAATAACTTTGTTTGTTAGTGATTTCCCTGATGATACCCCAGTAAGTTCTCCACTTGGACCCTTTACAGTTACAACAACAACTGATAAGGTAGATACTAGAGCAAGAGGAAGATTGGTATCACTTAAGATAGAAAATGATTCAACAGGTGAAACTTGGAGATATGGAACTCTTAGATTAGATGCTCAACCAGACGGAAGAAGATAATGGCAAACACTTTATTTGATTTAGCACAACAATATTTACAACAAGGTTTACCTGACATAACTGGTATTTTCTCACCACAAGCCGCAACTATAAGCCCTGTTATAACACCATTCACACCAGTAACACCAGATCCAGTGGGCATACAGACTTTATATCGCCAACCTCAAAAAGATGCACCAAAAGATGATTTTGACAGAACAGGTAAAAACATAACTGGTTTGTTTCAAGATTTAGATGCAGATGATTTTAAAACTGTTGTAAGAAATGTAAGAAATGAAGCAGGAGAATTTGTTCCTACAGAATTAAAAGCTTTTAAAAATTTAAAAACAGGTCTTTATCAAACCTATGATGGTAGAAATGTAGATGCAACATTTACTAATGCACCAGGTGGTGGAATATTAAATCTTGCGGGTAATATTTTTAATCCAACAGGTGTAGGCAAGATAGAAGGACAATACAATAATATTATAGATCTTATAAAAGGAGATAGAAATAAAATCCCTACAACCACACCAGCCCAACAAGGTTTGATTAATTTAGGGTCGGAAGTAGCGGAGGACCTTGTAGGTGGGGGAGAATTTTCTACTGAGAAAACCCCTAAAAATGTCAAGACAACAGGTGCTGGTGGAAAAAGTCCAGGGCCTAGAAATCAAAGAGGAGAAACTCCAACCAAAACATCCGACCAAGGATTTACAGATTCAGGGTATTTTTCAGGTTTATAATGGCCAAGATAACTAACTACATACCTGAACCTAAACCAGAATATGAAGTAGATAATCAAAGGCAGATCATAGAGTCTTTGACCACTATGAAACAACAACTTAATTTTTCTTTTCAACAAGATTTAAAGAACGAACAAGACGCTTTTAATTATTTCATGTCATGACAATACAATATAAGAACCAAGGTTTTAAACAAGCTGATGTAAACAAAGCTACAGTGCTTACTTGTCCTAGTGATGGAGCAATCATAGTTAAAAGTATATATTGTGCAAACAATGATGCATCATCAGGTATTTTAGTAAATATGAATTTAGTTGATTCATCCGATTCAAGCACTGAATATGAATTTTTTAGAGATGAGATAGCGGCTAAGTCACAAGTAAATGCCACACCTCAAGGCTTGAATTTAGAAGCAGGTGATGCTATAACAGTGCAAGCAGCAACGGGCAGTAATACAATACAAGGTGCCATAAGTTATGCTTTGATAAACAGAGAGAATGAAAACGGATAATATTATAAAGATAGACTGTACGACTATAACTACTTATAGAAACACAAAGACAGGTGAGACTTCTTCAGAAAAGATAGAAGGACCTGATATTGTTCAGGACGTTACTGTGCAAGTTACTAATAAGGGTTTACAAGTATTTCAGAAAGTGATGAATGATAATAAGAAACCAAAACCCTAAAGGCGGAACAGAACTACAATTCGAATATTTAAGAAAATATGTCGATAAC